GCGAACGACGCGCCAGCCAGCGCCTGCACCTGGGTCTTTACCAGGCGCTTCCGTGTCGCTGCGATCCGCTCGTTGGCAGCGTTCAGCTGATCCGTGAGGCGCTCCGTGTCGGACTTCTCGGCGTCCTTGATCCGCTGGAGCTCGTCCGCGAGGGGCTGGAGTTCCTTCAGGCGCTTGCGGAGGCCCTCTGCTTCCTTGTTCGCCTTGTGGATCTTCGCTTCGGCCTGCTTGCGGTCGAACGGCTTCTCCTCGGCTTCGGTCGCCGCCTCCGGGGCGGTCTCCTCTGCGTCGGTGGCGTCGCCGGCTGCCTGCGCCGACGTCTCGTCGGCTGCCGTCTGGTCGACGGCCTCCTCGGAGTCGGCTCCGGACTGCTGTGTGGTGGTCTCGTTCTCTTCGGGCATGACGGTTCGGCCCTCCAGGGGCTGTGGAAATGGGTACAGCCGCCACCAGGGCAGCCAGGGGTCGTGCAGTCAGTGGGGAAGATCCTCAGCCGTGCTCGGCGAGTGCCTTCCGGAACCGGTTCAACTGATCGCCCGAGTAGGGCGCGGCGTACTGCCGGTACAAGCGCTCCCACTCCGCCGCGTGCGGGGACAGTTCGAAACGCTGCCCCTTGAATACCGGGATTGCCATACAATGGCAGTTGGATACGACGATTCCGTCAGCCCGGTACCAGCCCCGGGACGTCTGGAGGTTGTACACATGCCCGGCAAATTCAGTGCGGCGGACCTCGACAACGCGGTCGCGCTCTACGCGTCCGGAAAGACGCTCGCTCAGGTCTCGTCCAAGACGGGCATAAGCGTCGGGACCATCCATCGAGCCGTAAAGGCCCGGGGGATCGAACCGCTTCGCGTCTACCGGGCCGCTCCCGCTGACCTCGACCGAGCAGTCGAGTTGTACCTCAGCGGGAAGGCCGGCGGCGAAGTCCACCAACTCTGCGGAGTAGCCACGTCCGTGCTCTCGCGCGAACTCCGAAAACGCGGCATACCGGCGCGGTCCACGAAGACCGATCTGCCCGAGCCCGCAATCGTCACCGCCTACCTGCAGGGCGAGAGCGAACTCGCGCTCGCCAAGCGCTACCAGGTCGGCCGCCTGGTGATCCGGCGCATCCTCCGGGAGACGCAGACGCCCATCCGAGGCCGTAGCGCCGCTCAGGGGAACCGGATGGCCAAGCTGAGCGAGGAGGAACGTCTGCGCCTCACAGAGGCTGCCCACGACGCTACTCGCGGCCGCGACGTCCCCGCCGAAGAACTCCTCCGGCGAGCCCAGCAGCGCGAACAGACCCTCTCGCACGCAAGCCAGCGTGAGTTCGACTTCGGCGCGCACCTGCGCGGCCAGGGCCTCATCGTCATCCCACAGAAGGCCGTCGGCTCGTACAACGTCGACTTCGCCGTCGGTCCCGTCGCCGTGGAAGTCCTCGGCGGCAACTGGCACGCTTACAAGCCCGAGCACGCTCAGCGCACCCCATACATCCTCAATGCGGGATGGCACATGCTCTTCGTCTGGGACCTGAAGAAGGCTCCCCTGTGCGTTGAGGCTGCTGAGTACGCAGTCACCTGGGCTCAGCAGGCTGGCGGGGACCCACCCGCGGTCCGTGAGTACCGGGTGATTCGGGGTGATGGAAAGCTCATGGCCAGCGGCAGTGCTGACGACGACCATTTCCCCCTCGTACCACCGTCGGTATCCAACTTCCGCGGTCGGCCCATCGACTAGCGTCCCGGCTGGGACGCAGTTGTCGTGGGCCCGGAAGTCGACCGTGTCCTTCTTGTAGACGACTCCGCGGGTGGCCAGGAGCTTGCAGAAGGCGCAGGCGCCCAATGCTGCCGAACGGGCCCAGGCGACGGCCTGGCGGTCACGCTGCACAGCGTTCTGAATCGTGCCGCGGCCCTGATCTGTGACCAGTTTCTGTGCGGCCTGCTCGGCCTTGGTCTCTGCGGCGTCCAGGCGCTGCTCGATCGGCGCCTTCTGAACGGCGGTCGTCTTCGGGTCGTTGGGGTCACGGGGCCACAGATCCTTCGTGGCCCAACGCAGGCTGTTGTTGACCTGCTCGTCGGGCGGCAGATCCAGGAGCGGAACGGTGAACCGGCCGGTGACCTGCGCGGCAACCCGTTCCGCGTCGTAGAAGTCCGCAGCCGCCGAGGCCGACATGTTGCCGTACTGGCCAACCAGGGCCTGCACGGCGGTGATCCATTCGGGGACGGTGGCCCGCAGCCGGCTGGGGATGATGATGCGCCGCAGCTTCCGCATGTCCCTCAGGAGCAGGGCGGTGATGCCGCGTTGAATGTCCCGCTGCCGGGCGGCGGCAGTGTCAGTAAGAGAGGTCGCCAAGGACATCACCCGAATCACCGGACTGGCCGGACAGGCCGGCAACCGCGCTCGTGCTGGCGCTCGGCTCCGTCAGAGGGTGCCCGTTCTCGCCGATCGGCTGCCCGGCGCTGTCCTGCCCGAGCTGCGCAAGCCGGTCCGCGAGGGCCGTAGCAGCGTCCGCCCGGCGCCTGTCCGCGCGGACCCGCTTGCGCTGGTCCTCCGTCAGCCCGGCCATCTCCATCGTCACGTCGGAGTCCTGCGGGAGGATCCCGGCAGCAACCAGCTTGACGGTTGCATCGACTTGAGCCGCAACGGTCGGCGTGGCGGGAGGCCGCCACACGCAGTCGATGCGCTCGGATCGGTCCGGCGGCTCGCCGTGCCGCACCCACAGGGCCAGGCGCATGGCGTCCCGCCAGGTCGCGGAGAACCGTCGGATGCGGCGTTCGGCCTTCTTCACCAGCGCGGACTCCGCTGAGCGGATGGCGTCCGCGGACGCGGGGTTGTCGCTGGTGTAGCCGAGCATGTGCGGTGGCACCGACAACTGCGCCGACATGATCCGCGCATACAGGTCGATGATCTTCGTCTGTCCTGACGGGTCATGCGCCGGGAACTGCCCGACCGTCGGAACCTGGCCGTCCTCGTCCCGCTCCAAAGCCAACACGCGGCCGATGTACGTCTCCCACGCCGACTTCGCGTTGCCCTCGGCGTCCTGGAACGCCGACTCGGACACGCCGAGGATGTAGCGGGCCGGGGCGCCGAAGAACTCCGACATCACCTCGATGCCCATCAGTCGCCGGCACCCGGCGTCGGTGATGGACATGACCTCAGGGGTGATCTCCGAGCGGCCAAGGCGGTCACCGGCGCGCTGCCGGTTAGCCATCCGCAGCACTGGCACCATGCCCAGGCCGTGCATATCGCGGTCCACGACGATCCATCCGCCGGAGTCGCCGGGCACCGCCTGGATGGTCTGGTCCGGCAGGTACAGCACGACCATCTGGTCCTCTGCCGCCAGTTCCGGTGCTTCAAGAACATCGGGCTGGCACTGCCGCAACGCCGCCGTCGTCATCCGAGTGCGGGGGTCCCACAGCACCGACATGTCCAGCGGCGACTCGATACTGATCAGCGGCGGGCACTCATCCGTCCCACAGTCCGCCGTACCAACCGTCAGGTACCCGCGGCCGTACACGAACGCGTCCAGGTGGGCGAGGGACGCCTCGTCGAACAGGCAGTTCGCCTCGGCGATCTCGTCCAGCTCGGTGTTGTCACCGCCGTTCGTCCACCGGAACCCCTCAAGGTCAAGACGCTGCTCCAGCGCCTCCACGCCGATCCGCGGCCACCCGATCACCGTGTGCAGGCCCCGCAACTGCGGCGGGATCGAGATTCCCAGATCACGCACGAGCTGCTCACCGTTGAAGTACGCGTCGAGGAGCTTGAGGTGGTACCGCTCGCGCAGTTGCTCGGAGCGCAGCACCCCGATGAGGTACTCCTCCTCCTCGGAGAGAGTCAGCAGCGGCAGGTCGGGAATCGTCGCAGTCACCGCAGCACCACCACCCGTCCCTTACCGCGGCCCTTCGGCCGGCTCGCGTGTTTCGGGCTGTTGAGGAGAGCGCGGCGCAGCATCCGGGCGCCGATCATGCAGACGGCAAGGTCGATCTTCTTGGCGGACTCGCGGTGCTCCTTGCCGATCGTGATCCCCCAGCGGTTCGTGCGACGGCGAGCGTTGATCACATGGATGCGCAGGGCCCTGTTGCCGTCGTGGATCAAAGTTCGTTCGAGGATGTCGGCGTTGGTGCGCTTCACAGCCTCGGTGAACTGCTCCTGGTGCTGGTTGGAGCGCATGTCCCAGCGAACGGCGTGCTGCTTGGGTCCGGACACCACGGCGCGCATCAGCAGCTTCTTGCCGTGCTTCTGGCCCCACGCATCGATGTAGGCGTCCCAGTAGAGCTCGCCGTCGTCGTCCTGCCCAGATCCCGGGTCGGCGAAAAACGCCAGCACTCGATAGGTCTCGAAGGCGTGCTCGACGACACCATCGACGTCCTCCCGCGGCACCGTCCACGGCATATCCGCAGGCCAGTTCGCTGGCCGCTGCCACACCCCGAGGTTGAACACGGCCCCGTCCGACATGCGGCAGGCCACCAGCGCCGTAGCGTCATCCGACTTCGAGCCATCGAAGAAGCAGACAACCTCGTCGCCGTCGGTCAGCACGACCTCCGGCTGCTCGCAGGCGTCCCACTCGTACCGGGTCGTCCAGGCGTCCTCGACAGCGACGACCTGGTTGTACCAGAACCTGCGGGACCGCGACGGCGGGTTACGCACGTCCAGGATCGACGCCTTCAACCGCTCAAGGTCCAGCCACGTCGAATCGCCCCGCACGGCCCGCAAGGTCGGAACAATCCACGGCTCCGTCAGCTGCGCCTCCTTCGGCGCCTCCAACGAGTCGTAGTACAGACCAGTGTCGACCGCGCGGCCAGCCTCCACTGCCTCCCACGCGTCCCGGGTCCGCTCAGCAACCGAATCCTCACCAGGCTCCGGAGCATTCGTTACGGCCATCGTCCGCGACTGCCCGTCAGCGCTCTTCGTGGCGTTGCGCTCAATGACCGCAGCCATCTCGTGCCCCGAGTTCGACTCCAGCCAGTGGTGCGTCTCGTTCGGATAGGTCGCAGTGGGCCGGCCGCCCTCCAACGCTCGGGGCGACGACGTGACCGCCTCGATCCGGGCTCGCCCCTTGTCGGCGTAGATGATCTCCTTGCCGAGGTCGATCCGATACTCCTGGATCGCCCGCTTCGTGAACAACTGCGGGAACAGCGTCATCGTGTTCCGGGTCTGATCCTGCGACACCGCAGCCATCTGCACCCACGCCGCCGGATGCTGCTCCCCCAGCGGCTGACCGGCCGGCACGCCCCACTCGTTGCCCTCGTCCGCCACCTCGGCGAAGCGGCAGGGGCCGACGAACTCGAAGGCCCCCCATGTGGCTATCAGCGGGTCCTTGCCCCAGCCCTTCAGCCTCTGGATCACACCGTCCCGCCACAGGAACCGGTTCGTGGCCGGGTCCATGGCGTACCACCACAGGGTCAGACGCGCTTGTTCCCCGGTGTACCGCCAGGGGCGGCCGGCATACAGCTGCAGGTACGTCCCGGTCCAAGCGAGGCACTGCCAGCCCAGCGTGTACTCCGGCAGGACGAACCGTCCGTCCGGGTCGCGCCGCCACGTCGGGCCGATCGAGAAGGGGGCAACAACATCGGGGACCTGCCCGTCAGCCGCCAGCGAGGTCACGGTAGGCATCCATCGGCGTCACCGCGGCCAGCTTCCGGTCGGGCGCCTTCCGCTCCAGTTCCATACGGGCCCGACGTCGGTCGCCCTCGGTCGTCAGCAGCGACGACATCACGGAGTTCAGAGCTGCGACAAGCTGTCCATTCGGGCCGCGCTCCGAGCAGTCCAGCACCCGCGACATCAGCTCCGCGGCATACCGGGCAACGGCCCAGTCCGACGGCTGATAGAACACCGCCTGGCCGGACTCACGCAGCGACAGGTACCAGCCCGTGGCGATGTCGTCCCAGTCCGGATCGGGAGCCGGTAGGTCCGGCAGATCTTCCGGTGGCCCCGACGGGGCCTTGGTGATCGAGTCCATCTCGGCCTTGGAGCGATGCCCCATGCGTTCCTCAGAGCGCTTGCCGATCGGTCCGCGTGCACCCATGTCGACCTCCAGGGTCTCGGTGTGCAAAAGGCCCGCCACCAGGGCGTAGCCGTGAACGGTGAAGGCCCCCACGAGATCGCCCAGATAGCGGCCTCAGCCACGGCGAGGGAGCCATGGAAACCCGGGGGCGATGTCAGGTGCTATACGGCCCCGATGCCTGAAGATCCGGGTAGGGGGGCATCCCCCCAGGGTCCGTTGTGCGTGTGGCGTGCAGCTATTCGCCAGTCAATCTTGAGTGGTTTGGACCACTCGTCCGACCCAGGCAAGATCTCTCTCGGCTTGCGATCAAGTGATTCGATCTTGAGTCTTGATCGCTTGTCATGATCGAGTCTGTAGTGATCGCTCGCCTGAGCGGACACTCAGCCGTCCGTCACCCCCGACGCTCCCGACCCGGGCGCCGGCCGCCCGCCCTCGGCCTGCTCTCTCCCGTCAAGGGAGTGGTGGACCAGGAGCCAGCCCACTGCACCGTCAGCCTGCTTGATCGGTCTGACCTCAGGTCCGCACACGCAGTCCGGCTCCGCAGTGCTGGTGTCGTGGACGATCACGTCATCCGTCGGGTGCGCGTGCAGCGTGCTGCTCACCGCTTGCGCTTCCCGCCTCGCAGGGCCTTCGCGTGAGCCGACGTCGTGATGCCTGTCGCGGCCATGTGGCGCAGTTGGCAGTAGCCCTTGGCTCTCGGTCCCATGTACTTGGAGACCTCGCGGAC